TCAAATTATATGGTATTCCGATTCTTGTCTATGAACCCTGATTGGGTGCCGATGGTTGCACAATTACAACCTTACTTACAAGAAGTTCCACCTAAGGCGTGTTATTTAGCATTGATTGATTTAATACCAAAGACTAGAGCTTTTTTAAAATATATGAAAGCAAAAGGTGAGGATGTATATGAGAAATGGTTAATTGAATTAGTCACTAAACATTATAATACATCTACATTGGAAAGTGAAGATTATTTAAAAATTTTATATTCAACAAAATCAGGTAGAGAGCGTATAAAGGAGTTATGCACTATCTATGGAGTTGAACCAAAACAAATTACAAAATTAAAATTAAATTTATAACTATGAAAATTAAATTCGAACCATTGGGTGATAGAGTTGTGGTAAAACCACAATCAAAAGAAGAAAAATCAACTGGAGGTATTATCTTAACTGATAGTGTAAATAGAGGTGAGAAGGTTATTGGCGAAGTTGTAGCAATTGGAGGTGGTATTTTCTCACAAAACGGAGAACGTATTCCAATGACAGTTTCAGTTGGTAATTCTGTTTTATATAAAAAAGATATGGCAGGTGAAACTTTGAAATTAGATGGTGAAGATTATCTATTATTTCACGAACACGAATTATTAGGCATTATTCCACAATAAACATAAACATATGAATTATAGTCTCACTTATGATGACATTCAATTAATCCCACAATATTCAGAAATTTCTACTAGAACTGGAATTAACTTAAAAACCTTAGTATCTCGTAGATATGGTCTTTTAAACCCATTAGTTGCATCTCCTATGGATACTGTCTGTGGTGAAGAAATGGCTTATAAAATGTTCCTTATGGGTGGAGTAGGATGTATTCATCGTTTTATGAGTATCGAAGAACAAGTAGAGGTAATCAAAAATCTTCGATATAAAATTTACGGAGAAGGATTTGAAGGACCATTTGAGGATTGGGGAATTATGTATGATGATTGGCATTCGGAAATTAAACAAATTCCAATTATGGCTGCAATCGGAGTAATGGCTTCTGATATGGAACGTGCAAAAAGAATAACCGAAGCAGGTGCAAATATCTTAGTTATAGATGTTGCACATGGTCACCACAAAAATGTTATAGATATGATTAAGTGGTGTAAACAAAATCTTAATGAAAATGTTGATATTATCGCAGGTAATATTGCAACTGCTCAAGCAGCATTAGATTTAGAAAAGGCTGGTGCAGATGGATTACGTGTCGGTATTGGTGGAGGTTCACTTTGCACTACGAGAGTAAAGACTGGATTTGGTGTTCCAAATGTAAGTTGTTTGGAAGAAATCATTAAAGTTGCAAAAACTCCGGTAATGGCAGATGGTGGAATCAGAACATCGGGTGATATTGCAAAAGCACTTTCATTAGGTTCTAGCTCAGTTATGTTAGGTTCTATATTAGCAGGAACTGAAGAAGCACCTGGTCAAATCATTGAAACTACCAAATGACTTTATAAAAGATATAGAGGTTCTGCATCATTAGAAACTAAAGTTTCAAACGGACAAGTGGCTAGAAACATCGAAGGTGAATCAACTACTATTCCATATAAGGGAGGAGTTAAATTTATTTTAAATGGATTGATTGATGGAGTTAAATCTGCACTTTCATATGCAGGTGTAAATGAATTAAGAAATTTCAGACCACCATATGTAATTGTCACTACATCGGGTATTAATGAAGCAAAACCACACTTATTACACTAAAAAAATAATGACAAAAATAATAAACCTATTTGGTGGGCCGGGCATTGGAAAATCATCCATTGCATCCGGCCTTACTTATAAACTCAAAAAGAAACACATAAATTGTGATAATCCCTATGAATTTCCAAAAGTTCTTGCATGGGATGAAAATCATTCAGCAATCAAAGACCAATTATATGTTCTTGCAAATCAACATAGGGGAATTGTAAAGAGTTTTGGAAAGGTAGATTTTATCATATTAGATTCACCCATAATTCTTTCTTTGGTGTATAAATCATTGTATAAGGGAACGGAGTATCCAGCAACCTTATATGGAGAGTATTTTGATAAAATGGTGTTAGATATACATAATCAGTATGACAACCTTAATATCCTCTTAAAACGAACCGAAGGGGGGTATAACGAAAAGGAACGCTACCAATCTCTCGATGAATCTAAGACTTTGGATAATGAAATTGAAAACACATTAATAAAAAATAACATATCTTATATTACTATTGAAGTTGGTGATAATACGGTCAATGATATAGTGAAATTATTAGTGTAATAATTTGGTAAATCCAAATAAAGTTCGTATATTAGCTTAATAAAAGATATAGATATGATAGTATATGACCCACAAAATCCACTAACTGATGATGATTTAAAACAATTATCCGAAACTGATTTCTTTTCATACTTAGACCAAATGTCTGCGTATAAGCGTAAAGATAAAAAAATAGTAGGAGAGTGGAAGAAGAAAGGACATGAAATTCTTAAAAAGAATGGTGTAAAAAATGTAAAAACAAATAGAACCCAATGGTTCGATTAATTCAATAAAAAATAAATATGGCACAAATTTTAGGACAAGGTGGTAATCAACTACCACAAGAACCAATTGATTTAACAAAAACAGAACCTATTTCATGTAAGAAATGTGGAGGTGAGGTTTTCGTGCAAGGGTTTGCTTTTAGAAAAATTTCAAAGATATTAACCAAAAAACCAAAAGATGAAGTAATTCCGGTTGAGTTATTTTTATGTGGAGATTGTGGTGAAGTATTGGAAGATTTATTAGTCCCTGGCTTTAAAATCGAAGAATAATGCCAAATCCTCAAACGGAAACATTTTGCATATTACCATTCATCCATTTGTATTCAGAACCAAAGGGGGAGATGAAACCATGCTGTATAGCAGGTGGATTTGATACTCCATTGGATTTGAAAACATTATCTATTGATGAAGCATTTAATTCACCACAAATGAAAGAATTGCGTAAAGATATGATAGAGGGTAAACGTAATAAAGTATGTGATGTATGTTATAAGAAAGAGGATTTAAATGGAGTTTCACCCAGATCTGATTTTAATAAAAATTCACTATGGGAAATGCCAGTTGTAAATGAAGATTATTCAGTCGAACCCCAATTTCAACACATTGATATTAGATTTTCAAATTTATGCAATTTTAAATGTAGAATGTGTAATCATGATTTTTCATCAAATTGGTTTGAAGATTATGAAAAAATAGCACCTGGTTCTACAACTGGTAGAAAAAAGGTAATGAAAGTTTCTGATACAATTGTAGAAGATTTAATCCCACATCTTAATAATATTAAAAGTTTTTATTTCGCAGGTGGTGAACCCTTAATCATGTCGGAACATTATAAAGTATTAAAATATCTTTATGATACTATGCC